GACGACAACCCCTGGCCACTTATGGAGAAGACTGGTGAACTCCGCGGCGGCTTCATGTCGGCCGTGAAGTCTGACTATCTCGAGATCGGGAACTCTGTGTCATACTTTAAGTATCACCAAAGCAACCAACCCAGGGCCCGCCTGCCTCGCCGCGTGATGCTGAAGATCGACGCCACCCGCAAGATCTTCATCACAAAGGCCTTCCAGGAGTATCTGGTCGGCTTGATCCAGGATCAAAACAACGCGAAACTATAGGGGATGATGTATGGAAAACAACAACAACCAGAACAACAACGCGAACCAGGGCTACAAAGACCCTGTTATTCAGAAGCTGATCGACGCCCTTGATGAGTTCGGCCCCTCAGAACTGAAGGGGAAGTACCGCCACGGCGATGTGATCGTACCTGCGAAGAGTGATCTCCCGATGGTGACGATCGCCAGGGACCGCACCCGCATCACCCAGGCGTCAGACCTCGAAGATGACAACATCATGCCGCTAGTGATCAACGTCCTCTATGACTACACGCGAGATCTCACCAACGACTTCGACGTCCAGGCTGGGATCACCTCACTCTATAGGCTGGTCGAAGAGCGCAGCGCGGAGAACTATGGCATCAAGCCTGGCACGATCGCCTGGGTCCTCCGAACGAAGCAGCAGCTGGGGAACAAACTCTTCCTAGCAGTCGGCCCGAACGAAGTCCTGGACATCGACTATGGCCTCGGTGTAGAGCGCCGCGGTCCTGGGATCTTCAGCGTCGAGTCTGTGATCCGTATCAGCGCCCGAGCCCACACCCCGCGGCCTGGCGTCGATATAGTCTAGCGTTGACAAAATGTAAATGGTAATATAAGCACAAGGAGAAAAGCATGGCCAAGGAAAAAACAACCCCAGCGGAAGAAGCGACGAAGCTCAACGATGCACAAGCTCGTGAGCAGCGGCACTACTTCCCAGAACACAACATCACGATCACCGCTGAAACTCGTGAAGAAGCCGAGGCGGAACTCGCAGAGATTATCAAACAGGAAGAGGAGGACAAGTAGATGGCACGCATTATCGGTCGACTCGGAAGCATAGGGATCGGCGTCGAGGCCACTCGTGGCACAGCTGTCGCTCCTACCTTCTGGGTCCCAGTTACAGGCAAAGACTTCGATGACAAGGTAGACTACATCGACAACGACTCAGGGATGGGCAACATCTTCGAGAAGAACGATGCGATCCCGAACCACCGCTGGGGTGAAGGTGGCTATGATGGCAAGATCTTCGACCGCTCAGTCGGTGCCGAACTTGTCGCGCTTTTCGGTCAGGCTCCAGTCAGCACTCAGCGTGCATCGTCTGGCGTATATGACCACGTCTTCAACTTGATCAACACCAACCAGCACAAGAGCCTCTCGCTCAGCTATAAAGATGCGAACGAGTCTCTCCGATGGGCGATGGCCATGCTCAACAGCTGGAACCTTGAAGGAGCGACTGACAACTATGTCCGCCGCACCGCTCAATACATCAGCAAAAAAGCCACCACTGGTGTCTCTCAAAGCGTTGCATATACTGAGGAGAACGAGTTCGGACCATCCGACATCAGCTTCATCCTCGGCACCGTGGACAGCCTCACCAGCCTAGACGCTGCATCAAGCATCGGCGCGACTGGCGGATCCATCGAGATCAGCAAGAACGCTGAAGCTCAGTACAAGCTCGGCAGCAACGAGCCTGACGACATCGTGAACAAGCAGTTCGCTGTGACTGGTACGATCGACCTCTTCATGGACGACACGACCTACAAAGCGCTCACCCTAGCAGGTGGCAAGGTATCACTCCGCGTGAAACTACTGAACACTGCGATCGACCTCGGATCTGGCCACAACCCAGGACTGACGATCGACCTCGCTCGAGTCAAGCTCGGTGAGTTCGAGGGCGGCTTCGACAACAACGATGTCCGCACCCAGACGATCAGCTACGAGGGACTCTTCAGCCTAACAGAGGCCAAGGGTATCACCGCGAAGTTGACCAACCGCCAGACAAGCTACTAGAATATAGAGAACTAATAAGGAGACCAACATGTCCAACCAAGCCAAAGCCAGCTCATTCCAAGAGACCACGATCATCACCCCATTCGGTGAGCACAAGGTCCTACTCAAAGCCTTCCCTCCAGCTCAGATGAGCCTGGAGACGAGGGCTCAGTACCTTGCCTTCGTGAAGATCGACCCGAAGAAAATGATGGGCAAGGATCAGACCAAGATGACCGAAGAAGAGAAGGCCGACCTCGCAGAGTTCGACTCGATCCCAGCGGAAGCCATGGCCAACATCAAAGACATCGCCATCAAGTACATGGTAGCGAGCATAGATGGTGATCCGACCAACATCCTCGAGCGCGTCAAGTCGATGCACATCAACGACTACAACTTCATCGTCACCGAGATCGACAAGATCGACAAGGCGACCTCTCTCACAGACTCTGAAAAAAAAGACTAGCCAGTGACTATAAGCAGCTCCTCACGAGTGTCACTGGCACTGGTACCATAGCGGAGGAGATGATGATCGTGATGATCCTCGAGCACATGCACTGGACCTGGCAGGACTACCTAGCACAACCGCTATGGCTTATCGACACCCTCCGAGTTAAACTGGAGGAAGAAGGGAAGCACCAGCGGGCCGAAACTGAAAAGGCCAAGAGGACCAGGAGCAAATAGATGGGAAACGATCAAGAACTCAGCATCATCGTCCGAGCCAGGAACGAGGCCAGCAAGGTCATCAAGCAGGCTCAGGAAGATGCCAAAGGCGCGGGCGCCGCGATCAAGAAGGGCTTCGAGGATGCAGTCCCTGCATCTCAGGCTCTTGCTGTTGGTGTCGCTGCAGCTGGTGCAGCCGCCGTCGGGTTCGCAGTATCTTCCGTCAAAGCATACGCAGAAGCAGAGCAGGCGTCGGCACAGCTGGACGCCGTTCTCAAGTCTACTGGCAACGCAGCTGGAGTCACGAAGGACCAGCTGCTCGAGCAAGCCACCGCACTTCAGTCCGTCAGCAAGTTCTCCGATGAGGCCGTACAAGCCACTCAGGGGATCCTCCTGACGTTCACGAACCTGAAGGATGATGTCATGCTCGAGACCACGAAGGTCGCCCTGGACATGGCCCAGGCACTCGGTATGGACGGATCCGCCGCAGCCATGCAGCTCGGAAAAGCCTTGAACGATCCCGCCACTGGTATGACGAAGCTGATGCGAGTCGGTGTCACGTTCTCCAAACAACAGCAGGAACAGATCGAGAAGATGGTCGCCGCAGGTGATGCGGCTGGCGCTCAGAAGCTGATGCTCGAAGAGTTGAACAAAGAGTTCGGCGGATCGGCAGCGGCTGCTGGTGCCACTTATGCAGGCCAGCTCGAGATCCTGAAGAACACGTTCGGCGATCTCCAGGAGACTGTCGGCAAGTTCATCCTCGATGCGATCAAGCCTATGATGACGGCCTTCTCTGGATGGCTCGGTGAAGTCAACAAAGCAGGCGGACTCATGGACTGGTTCGGCGACAAGATCTCCGAGAACAAGGACATGTTCGTGGTGCTCGGGACCATCATCGCCGTCGGCCTAGTACCTGCCCTGGCAGCTGCAGCAGTCGCAGCCTGGAGCTTCGTCGCGCCTCTGATCCCATTCCTGGCGATCGGTGCCGCACTCGGCCTGGCTGTCAATTATCTGGTGGAGCAGTTCGGCGGATGGGGCAAGGTCATGGACTGGGTAGGCGGTGTCATCGACAACGTCAAGCTCGGCTGGGAAGTCTTCGTCTCAGCCTTCAAGGATCCTGACATCACATCAGATGGATGGGTCGGCACGATCGAGGAGATCGCAGGCGTCGCTCGGCAGCTCTTCGACTTCTTCCTGGACACTGGCCGCAAGGCGATCGACGGCATCAAGATGGCCTTCGACTTCCTCTGGCCATCTATCAAGTCACTCGGCGACACTATAGCGAACGAGCTCTGGCCCGCACTGATGAACCTCTGGAACGTGCTCTCACCGATCCTCCTGCCTGCGCTGCAGATCATCGGGGCGATCATCGGAGTCGTCATCGTGGCGGCCATCTGGATCTTCATCAACGTGCTCAGGATCGTGATCGGTATCATATCGGCCCTCATCAACTTCATAGCAGGGCTCATCCAGGCGATCGTCGGCCTGGTGACATGGGTGATCCAAGCAGGTGCCGCGATCGGCAAGGCCTTCGCTGACGCCTGGAACTGGATCGTCGCTACCTGGAACAACGTCGGCGGCTGGTTCCGCGGCAAGTGGAACGAGATCGTCAGCATCTTCAGTGGCGTCGGGCAGTTCTTCGGGGACATGTTCCGCAACGCCTGGAACGGTATCACAGGGATCTTCAACCAGCTGGGCGGCTTCTTCCGCGGAGTCTGGGGCAACATCATGGGGATCTTCTCGGGTATCGGGAACGCTGTGGCCAACGCAATCGGCGGCGGCGTGAAGGGAGTGATCAACTCAGTGATCGGCCTAGCGGAGGGCGCAGTCAACGGCTTCATCGACATGATCAACGGAGCCATCAACGTCATCAACAAGATCCCTGGAGTGAGTATCGGGAAGGTCGGCCGACTCGGCCTGCCTCGCCTTGCGACAGGTACCGACAACTGGCAGGGTGGATGGGCCACGGTTGGTGAGCAAGGTCGTGAGAACGTCTGGCTCCCTCCTGGATCTCAGGTCATGAGCAACAAAGACAGCAAAGCGATGGGCGGCAGCGTAGAGATCAACATCTACGGAGACCAGCACTTCGACTCGGCCGAAGCTGTGGATCGCTGGTATAACAGAATAAACCGCGACGCCGAGCTCGCGCAGATGGGACAGCCAGTATGATCGGGATGAGTTTTGCAGGGGTAGAATTAAGCAGCGGGAAGTTCACCGTCACTGAGACAGATGCCTTCAGCGCCCCATCAAAGACGACCAAGATCATCGAGCTGGCTCGGCGTGACGGATCGGTCCAAGTCTTCGAGAAGTTCAACAGCCGCACGATCGAAGTGTCTGGCTATATTAAGGGCGACAGCGGCCTGGACCTTCGCGCTGCGATGGATCAGATGAAGCGCTTGATGCTCTCACCGAAGAGCTCGCTCATCCTGACCGAGGATGCATACCCGATGAACTGGGACCAGACGAAGCTCCGCAACTTGAACATCGTGAGAGATCGGAACCAAGTCACCTATGCGACATTCAGCGCCGAGTTCTTCAGCCAGCAGCCGTTCGCCACCGACGGAGTGAGCGACACATGGTTCGATCAGGCCGTCACTGGTCCGACTCAGACTGTCGCCTTCAACGTGAACGGAACCTACCCAGGCTACCCGATCATCGACATCACGATCACCTCGATCAACCCGAACGACTCAGAGACCACCATCGTCTTCGGCAACCCTGCAACGTCGCAGCTGCTAGAGATCACGAGGATCTTCAAGAACGGTGATATTATAAACATAGACACCTTGAACAGGAGAGTCTTCATCGGCACAGAGCTCATCTCACCTGACGGCCAGTTCCCTGCCTGGATCCCAGGCGCGGGCACGTTCGAGATCAGCGACCTGGCGACGGCGAGGAACATCAACATCAAGGCAGTAGCGCCCAGGAGGTATCTATAATGGCCAGCAAAAAGTCAAACTATCTGAAGAGCAAGATCGTCAAACACGTCAAGGGTGAGGCGTCTTATACTATGCCGACGACATTGTACCTGGCGCTCTATACCACCGATCCTACAGTCGCCGACACTGGCACTGAAGTCACTGGTGGATCCTACTCTCGGAAGTCGATCAGCTTCGCTGCTGAGTCTGGTGGATCTGCGGCATCGAACGCGGCCATCAACTTCACATCTATGCCAACCACGACCGCTTCTCACTGGGGCATCAGGGATGCAGCCAGCGGTGGGAACCTCCTGTACTTCGGGAACTTCGACATCGCCCAGGCTATCACATCAGGTCAGACATTCACGATCGCGAGCGGCAACGTAGTGATCACGGAGGAGTAGTTCATGGCCACTCTGACCTATACCCTCCCGACTCGAGCCTACAACCAGAAGGGGACCAACGACGGCACCGTTCTCTGGAACGATGCGATCAACGTCACCGACACAGGGATGAACCCTGCGCGGTCCTCAGTATTTATCACAGGAGACGACAAGCTCCTCGTCAGAAGGGTTCACCTAGTCAAGGCAGGCGTCGTCCAGGAGTCGGTCAACAAAGCGGCCGACGAACAGATCGTCTCCATCGGCTTCCAGGGCTACGGTGGAACCGCCGATCTATGGGGCACTACGCTCACACCAGCAGATCTCAACGACCGCGACTTCGGTGTCGCGATCTCTTATGGTGATCAGATCGGTGTCACCAAGACAACCCGCAACACCTACCTCGTGGCGACTGGCTTCGGCTTCGACTTCCCTGCAGATGCAGTGATCAACGGCATCCAGGTCCGACTCTACCAAGCGGCTGACGCTGCTGGTGGTGGAACGATAGAGGCTCGGCTGTACTACGTCCAGATCCAGGTGACATACACCTGGGCACCTACTGTCAAAGCGAACGGCAAGAGCGGCGGCGGCGTCTATGTTCTCGGTCAGCTCAACCCACCAGACCCGAAGAAGGAACTGAGGCATCGAGTATATGATCACTCGACGAACGCCCTGGTCGGCGAGTGGAACGATGTCGGCACGGAGATCTCCTGGCAGGAGCAGATCAACAACCCACTCTCGAACGCCTCACTGACGATGGCCCGATCGGACGACACGAAGTTCCCGATCGTTGACACTCTTGTCGACGAGGATGGCACGACCGACCTGGTATATGAGAACGATGAAGCGATCCTCCTGGACCTGGCTGCAGGCATCGGCCTGGGTGAAGGCTCAGATCTCGACATCAACCTGGACTATAGGCTGACTGCATACTGGGGCCTATACGAAGAAGAGCTCCTCGAGAACGGTGAGCCACTACTCACAGAGTCGGATGAGGTGATGCTGCTCGAGTCTCTCGGACCCTCGGGCGCCGATCTCTTCACAGGTTATGTCTCCAGCTGGGAAGCGGACTGGGGTGAGTCAGATGACGTCAAGGTCAACATCCTCAGCCAGAGCAACGAGCTCAACAACATCCCGCTGATGACGCCTGACACTGCACTCGTCACATCCACCAGTGCCGTCGGATCTCTCGGCCTGGCTGGTGCTGGTCCTTCTGACTACGTTCAACACGGCCAGACCTTCACGATCGCAAGCACGAAGAAGATCTCTCGCATCACACTCAAGGGCCGCCGCTGGGGCGGGCTCAACCTGACTGACTACCCGACGCTCTTCCTGGATCTATACAACGGCACACCGACTTCGCTCGGAGCACTAATCGACAGCACCTATGTTGAAGTAACAAGCACAACAGATGCAGACATCAACATCGTCTTCAACACTCCAGTCACCCTCGCTGCTGGGACCTACTGCTTCATCCTTGACACCGATCAAAACAAAACTGGAGGGAACGTCACCTACCCGATCACACTGCAGTCTGGCACGACATACGCCAACGGCGCGGCCTACTACCGTATGAGCAAGATCGGGCCATGGACTCTGAACACTGGCGTCGACTTGATCTTCACCGTATGGGAAGCGGGCGGCAACACGACAGTCCCTATGAACAGCATGGACCCGACCAACATCTTCCGATCTATCATCGACTACGCACAGACTCAAGGAGCGAAGGTCCGCTACGAGCTCGAAGATATGCCTCCGACTTATACGACAGTCAGCTACACGTTCAAGGGCAACACTATCAAGGAGGCTCTCGACAAGGCGCTCGAGCTTCTGCCTGCCGACTGGGGCTACCGATACGACTTCGGCACCAACCGCCTGAGCATCTTCGCTCGGCCAACAGTGCCCACTCACACGGCCACGCTCGGCAATAACATCGTCAAGTTCAAGCTGAAGCGCAGCATCGAGAAGATCATCAACGACGTCTTCTTCAGCGGCGGCCAGGTGACGACTGGCGTCAACCTCTTCATCCGCGTGACCGATCCGACGTCGATCTCCCAGTGGCGCCGCGGCCTGGCGAAGATCTCGGACAACCGAGTGCTCGTCGATGCAACTGCCCGCCTCCTGGCGAACGTCGCCATCGAGCGCGGCAACGGCCCACAGTACAGTGGATCTATCACGCTAGGGAACACCGACTTCCCGATCGAAGAGGTCAAGGTCGGTGAGCTCATCGGCTACAGTGGCTTCGGCAACTTCGTCGATGGGATCGGACTGCAGCTCATGAGCAGGACGTACAATATCGACACCATAAGCGGCAACCTCGAGACGCTGCCCGCCAAGGTGGCGAAACGCATCGAAGACATCAAACGGAACCTCGAACTCCAGGAACAAGAGAACAACCCAGTCTCGCCTTCCTAGGATCGAAGTGCTATATTAAAACATAAGGAGAAATATCAACCATGGCCAAACGGAACTCACAGCTCACAGAGCTTCTCGTCGTCGCCCAGGACGACTACCTGACGATCGTCGACACTTCGGCAGGACAATCAAAGCGCGTGAGCGTGAAGAACTTGACTGGCGCCCCTGACGTAGGCTGGACCGCGACAGGTGAGGCCTGGACATTCTCAAGCTGGAACAGCACGACCACTGTCGGTGTCTTCACAGTCCCATCAGATGCGACCCTGAAGTACAGCCCAGGCATGTTCGTCCGCATCGCACAAGCAACTGGTGGCACCAAGTACGGAAGGATCCTCTCGGTAACTACCACGACGATCAGCGTCTGGATGCCTGGCTTCACGCTCAACAACGAAGCAGTCAACACGCCTGTCTACTCGCCACTGGCTCACCCATTCGGCGTACCAGTCGGCATCGCTGATGGCAACCCTGACGTCTTCTCTGCATACGAGACAGCAGGTGCTTCATACACTACGGTCGCGAACGTGAACTTCAACAGCGAGAACTACGACCCACTGAGCCTGATCACCACTGGTGTCTTCACCGCTCGCGTAGCAGGGCGCTATCACTTCGACGTAGGACTCACTCTTCAGACCGCAACCAGCAACTCAGTCTGGATCAGCTTGAACAAGAACGGAGTGCCGCACATGCGAGGTGGCCGTCTCGACAGCGTTCCTGGTTCGATCTACAACCCGACCATGGGCATCGACCTGTCGCTTGCAGCAGGTGACACCGTAGCCTTCGGCATCGCCTTCACCGCTGGTGGATCGAAGCCTCTGGAAGGTATCTGGAGCTACTTCACAGGCCACATGATAGGAAGAATATAGGAGACCGCCATGAGTAAAGAGAACAAGACTATCGCCGAAAAGATCGTTGCAAAGTACGGCCAGTACTCGAAGGATGATCACAAGGCAATCGACGAGCTCGACGTAGATCGAACCGTCCACACCATAAAGCTGCTCAACGTAGCAGGTATTATCGCCACATTCCACGGCGACTCGAAAAAGCTAGTCACTGAGCGAGCTGCAGAGTACGTCGAGGAACAGCTCAACGATGAGAAGATCATCCTCTCTGACAGCTGGGTGGAAGACAACCTCTAGCATATTGTGAAGGATCTCACTGCGAGATCCTTGACTTTGTGCTTTTCTAGTATGGTAGATGGTGATCAAAAACAGTAAACTATAAGCAGGAGCATAATCATGGAACAAGTCCTCATCGCAGTCGGCGCGTTCTCTGCAGGCTTCCTTATAGGCAACTTGACAAAACTCGAGCTGCGAGCTGTCACGAAGAGGGTCATCACATGGGTAAAAAACCGAAGAAAATAGTCACAAAGCAGAACAAAGTCCCGACCGAAAAGCTGGTCGACAAGTGGACTCAGATCGTACAGCGGACGCTCCAGGTGTTGTCGCTGTTCTTTGTTGTCATACTGCTTATACTTCGCGGCACCATCGAGAACTTCCGAGTGGAAGACTATGTCATTATCGGACTGATGGGGCTTGCCGTCGGCTTAAACCCTGAGCAGATCCGCTCGATGTTTACTGATATTATAAAGGCCTTCATAGGGAGGAAGTCATGAGCTCACAAAAACTCGCACCGCGCACGAAGATCCAGTTGATCCTGGCCGTGGCTGCAAACCTTGTCAAGAAGGTGCCGCGGATCGCGTTCTTCATGCTGTCGTTCTTTGTGATCTTCTGGGTCGGGCAGCAGCTCTACTTCCGCTTCGCTCCAGCCGAGAGCTTCTTGAACTACTACTACGCCAAGGTGGACGACTCACCTGTCGGCACTGAGCCGCTGGCCACGCTCTGCCGCCGCGTCTCTACTGAAGGCATAAAGATCCAAGCGGTCCGCACCTTCATAAAATACGAAGATGTCAACGGCAAGCCGACCACTGTCGGCGAGTATCAGTTCACCGCTGGTGTTGAACAGCTGCCCGATGGAACCAACTGCCAGAACGTCCGCCTCCGTAAACAGCCACAGGTCCAGGGCACCTACTCTGTCCATACCGAGTATGTCTTCGAGATCAACGGCTACCGCAAGAGCGGGGCCTATGACACCAACAAGTACAAGATGACAGCCACCCAGCAAAGCCTAGACCTCCAGATCAAGACGCTCCAGGATCAGATCGACATCCTGCGGCAGCAATTATCGAACAACGGCGGAGACACGACCACCACTGGCTCGAGTCCTTCGACCGCATCTCCGAGCACGAACGGACAGTCCCCTGCAGCGGACCCTCCTGCTCAGCGATCAAGTGGATCAAACCCACCGCAGGCTGTCACGCCTCAAACTCCCGACACTCCGATCACCCCTGCACAACCAGAAGAGACTTGCATTGTCAACCTGCTAGGGCTTAAAGTAGGATGTACAAGCACAAGAACTAACTAGCAAGGAGACCAACCACATGGACATCGCGGACGCACTGTGGCAACTCTGGCTCATCTACTGGGTCAGCGGCGCAGTCATCGGATCATTCATCGGCACGCTTCTGGCGCTCGCGACAAGAGCGATCATTCGGCGTATAATAACGAAATATAGGGGAGAGTAGCATGAAGTCACTGCAAACGTGGAAGAACAAGGTCCTCACTGGATCATACAAAGTCGACCTCGACAACCAGTCCTATGACTGTGTCGATGTCCCGAAGGACTGGATCCAGTATCTATCAGGCGAGTCCTGGACGATCAGCGCTGGCTGGGGCAACGCGAAGGACATATACGCCAACTGGTCCACAAAGTACCTGGACAAGATCCCTCGAGGCAACGCTCCGAAGCTCGGAGACATCGTCGTCATGGGTGCATCTGTCGGTGGAGGCTATGGTCACACTGGTGTCGTCATCGCTATTGACGGCCGCAACATCCAGATCGCTCAACAGAACACCTTCACCCAGCAGGCTGTATACACTGGCTGGTTCGATGCTTATGCTTCATACATCACAGGCTACCTCCGACCGAAGATCGCCTTCTCAGAAGGTACTGTCGAGCTGCAGCCATACCAGAGGATCGTCACTGATGGTGGTGTCCACTACCGCAAGGAACCGAAAAAGGCAGGCGAGTCGATCCAAGTCTTTGCAGCTGGTGACGTCGTCGACTTCAAGGGCTTCGTCCGCGGCGAGTCTGTGGAAGGCAACAACATCTGGTTCGTCGGTCGGCACACTGGCTTCTATAGCTGGAGTGGTGGCTACAAAGACAGCGGCACTCATGATCTAACTGATATGACACCAGCCACCGAAACACCTCTCACCGATACTCAGCGCAAGGCTGGCAGCGATGCGATGAACATCCGCACCTCTGCGAAGATCGACACAGTCAACAACAACGTCAGCCGACTGATCCAGCCTGGCACCGTGATCGACGTCAAGGGCTATGTCATCGGACAGAACGTCGACGGCAACGATCGCTGGTTCGTCCTCACTGATGGCACATATACCTGGAGCGGCGGCTTCACCAACCAGGACACGAGCAAGCTGGCCAACCTGACACCAGTCGCACCTGTTGATCCGACTCCACCAACCGAGCCAACGGTCCCGACTGTTCCTTCAGTACCTGATGTCAGGGTGACAACAGTCGTGAACAAGAAGCACCCGAACGTCCCGCTCGACTACACTCCGACTGATCTCGTCTCGCTAGGGAACGGCCAGTACCTCCGCAAAGAAGCGGCCGAAGCGATGAGCAAGATGCAAGCTGCGGCAACTGCTGCAGGTGCAGGCCTCACGATGGGCAGCGGCTACCGATCATTCGCTACCCAGCAGACGCTCTACTCGAACTATGTGGCCCAGGATGGCCAGGCGCAGGCTGACACCTACTCGGCCCGCCCAGGCTTCAGTGAGCATCAGACTGGCCTCACGATGGACTTCTCGCCGATCACCGACAGCTTCGCCCAGAGCAAGCAGTTCACCTGGCTGATGGCCAACGCGTACAAGTTCGGCTTCGTCCTTCGATACCCAGCAGACAAGGTGACGATCACTGGCTACATGTCAGAGCCATGGCACTGGAGATACGTCGGCGTCGCTGCAGCCACTGAGATGCACGACAAGGGCATCACAACGCTCGAGGAGTTCTACAACGTCCCTGGCGGCCTGTACGCTGGCCAGGAAGTACCGACGACTCCGACAGATCCTACTCCTACCGATCCGAAGCCAACTGATCCGACGATACCTGTGACTCCACCAGAGCCACCAGCACCGACTGATGAAGCAGCGAAGAGCGCCACCGCCTTCGTCGCCCGCATCACATCACAGCTGGTCGCCGCGGGGATCATCGTCAACGGACTGGCAGGGATCCTCAAGTCATACGCCGCGCTCACATTCGACGCGACGATCCTGGGAGTGGCCACCCTCGTGGTCGCGGTCGGCATGGTCGGCTATAGCCAGTACAAGTACAAGAAGACAGGCGGACAGAAGGGCTGGTTCTTCTAGTCCTTCATTCCTCCCGACAAAATAAACATCGGGCAAAAACACAACGACCCCTGGCAATATACCAGGGGTCATTTTTGTTGTGCTTATACTGAGGGGAAGTCTTGCGACCGCGGGCCCCATCTCTCTATTATCTCACTACATGAAAAGCGGGGCAGTTTTTCGTCATGCCCCACGACGTCGGTTGATGGCGGGAGTAGTCGCCTTCATCCGATGTGCTGCTTGAGCCTGCAGCGGCAGATGTGGATCACCTCCTAGTCAGGCCACCGTGAGCGGCGTGGAAGGGAAGAGCGGGATGACGTTGTTGCTACGCCGAACCTGTTCTCCTCGAACGCTGTCGAGCTCCTCCTGCACCTGCTCCAGCCTCGCGGCGGTGCTTCGGTCCAGGTTGCTGAGCTCGCTGTCTGTCAACCTTCGCAGGTCGATCGGACAGCCGTTGATGCGGTGCTTCATTGGTCCTCGCTCTCATAGCGCTCCACTCTGATCATCGACTTGATGATACTCGTATATTATCACAACGAAAAAGAGCCCGCGATGGGGCTCTCTCTCGGACTTCAGGCAAGGGTGGGCATCGCCTGAAGCTGTCTCAATTATAGCACTATGGCTTGTCTGGGCAAGCAGGATCCACAGGGACCTTGACGTAGGCAGACTCGATCGCCTTCGGCAGGTTCATCGAGATGAGCCCAGAGACTGCGAACATGTTCGGACTCGTGCCGCCGTCCTGGATCTGCACCAGGGCGCCAGCTGAGTTGATCACCTGAGCCAGTCCTTCCTTGAACAGCTGCTCGATCGCAGCCTTGTCCATGGTGTCCAGCATGACGTCTTTTGTGAGTGGCTTATTTTGCATGGTCTTCTCCTTCTGCTTTTATGGTAGCACTGAGGATCCTCGGTGTCTGTCGTGCTTTTCTACATGTAGATAATACAACGACTACCAGAGGATCCCTTGCACTGCATACCAGGCGGTCCATCCGTTGCCAGTGGAAGCCTGTCTGCCTTCGTAGATCTTCAGCGCGTATTGCGCCGCCCAGACTGGATCCCGCCAGTCGCCCTCCGTAAAGTATGCAGGATGCCAGTGATCGTTGATCTGGAAGCATCCCCAGTCTTTGCTGGCATACTCATCTTTATTGACCGCACCTTCCGCGAGAGGATCCTCTCGTCGGTTCTCATGCACTAGCACGAGCTTCGCCCCCTCTCTGAGGGCTGTGGGCCAGACGGCGTCGATGGCTTCGCGGCAGGTCGTAGGCTGCGAAGCCTGGGTACTCGGTGGCTCTTCTGCTGCTGGAGCAGGTGCCACAGGTTCGGGTTCTGGAGCAGGCTCGAGAGCTGCTGCTGTGGGAGTGATCGCCTGCTCGATCGGAGCGGGTGTATGTTTAGTCTGAGTCACTTCGTAGTAGTGCTGCTTGACGGATGAGATGGCGAACGCGACGAGCACGCTGGCCAGGAAGTAGGGGATCTTCTTCATAGGTCGTCCGCTCAGTATACTACTTGCGCTTTTTATTCTGAAGCGTGACAGATAGCCAGACGGCGCGGACCAGCTTCACTGCTGCGAACACGACGAGGCCGCCAGCGATCGTGAGGATCAGCAGATCGTCGAACTTCATGACGAGGTAGATGGTCATCGCCACAGGGACGAGGATCTCCGCCAGGTGATACGCAGTCTTCAGGCCGTTGAAGGCGTTGATCGCTGCTGGGGTTGTTGCTAGTTGGTGAGCTTTGCTCTTGACTTGGTCTTGCATGGTTGGTCTCCTTGCTTATTTTTTTGTGTTGTCGGTTGACTCTTTAATACTAGCATACCGTTCGTGCTTTGTCAACAATGAAAAACTCCTCGCTGTAGTGACGAGGAGTTCGGTGGCTTTAGTGAAGGTACGCTGCCCACCCAGGGCTATTCGCTTCATGTAGTGATCGGCAGCGGGCGAACCGTTCTCAGCTGATCACTTCTATATATTAGCACGAACGGTATGAAATGTCAAGCCTTCTCGGTGATTATGCGACTTTGACAGGGGTCAGCTTTGTTCTCTACTACCAGGACAGCCACTCCGTCCTTGATGTAGCCTCGAGTCTCGAGGGATGCCAGGAAGCGCCTGATCTGACGATGCTCTCGCCAGTTCGGGCAGCCTTCCGTCTTGATGTCCCACCACGTTCTGGGCTTCGGCAGGACGATCACAGATCTGCAGTGAGCGTGCCGAGGGAACATCAGAAGGGCCCATCCTCTTCGACTAGTGCTGCCTTCTTGCGGGTCCGCTTCGGTGCTTCCTGGATCGTGATGTCATCCCGCCTGGTGATCGTGATCTCCATGCGAGGGTTGTCTGGATCCACGAAGACTCGGCTGCCGTCATGACTGGCCACGATCTTGAAGTTGTCGTCGGCCAGGATGCCCTTCTTCACGAGCTCGTCCTGGATACCTTCATACAAGGCGCTCAGATCCACGACGCCATAGGTCCGAACGTAGAAGTGGCACTGCAGGTTGATCGGGTAGTCGATCGGGGTGGCTGGGTTCATGTGCTTGTCGATCTGCTTGTGAGCTTCCTTCGCCCATTCCTGGTAGTTCGGAGTCGGGATGCGGACCAACTTCTTGCCGCGCTTCACGAGCTTCATGTTGCTCTTCTTCACATAGGGGTGGCCATAGATGACGTAGACGATCGCCTGCTTGATCGCTCCGACTGGGATCGGTGTCGTCTTTGCTGAGGCCATCACTCGGTCCATACTGGCCCGCCCTTGTATGTGCAGACTGACCAGTCAGCGTTGCACTCGATGTCGGCTGGTGGGTAGCATCCCTTCGGACCTGCCATCTCATAGAAGGGGCACTGGCCGACGGTGTCGACGTATGACTCAGGATCTCCTGGCGTCACTGGATCGTTCGTGAAGGGGATGTGGCCTCCATCATAGCGAGGCTCTGGGGCCTCCTCACCGATCGCTGGCTGTGGCGCGGCCGCCTGATCTTTTACAGTAGCAGGTGAGGAGGTCCGTGAAGATGGCTCGCTGGCCTTATTTTCAACGGCTTCCTGGGCCGCTGGCTGTGTTGTCGGTTCAATGGTCGTCTGTTCTTTTGAGGCTGTCTCAGCGGCTCTCACGGCTTCAACGCCGCGGGCTGCTTCACTGGCTCCGACGATCATGGCTGCGATGAAGAGTGCAGTCGCGATCCCGAAGATGATGTAGCTGATCAGTAGAGGTCGTGCTGGACGTGTCATAGTGGCAGCTCCACCTGTTCCTTCAGCTTCTTGCCGACGCGTGCAGAGAGGATGATCTCTCGGTTCTGGTGGTCGATCTCTGCTGACTGTAGTCGGTAGTCGACGGCGTATCGGACGAGCAGTGATGATCGAACTGACTGGCGGAACTTGAGCTCCTTCTTTGCCTGGGCCAGTTCTTCCTTGTGGTTGTTGAGGTCGCCGTTGCTGAGGGTAGCGATGCGGAGCTTCTCCTTCGCAGCCTCGAAGGCCTTGGCTGCTTCATCGAACGTCTTCCACTCTGGCATGGACTCGAGCTCGTCCTGGACCATCTCTTCGACAGTCTTCACTTCTTGCTTCTGCTCGGCGATCTTGTAGTCAGCATCGTTGATCTGGTCGAGCATCTCGCTCATGCTGATGATGGTGGTCTGTGTCATATACCCTCCTAGTGGGCGCCGCTTCCTGGGCGGCTTGGTTGATGTTTTTGTGGTATGGCTGCAGGCAGATCGAACATGGTGGCCTGCTCTGCTCGAGCAGTCAGCTCGGTTGGAGTGGCGATCTCATAGTCGATGAAGTCTACGATCGGGAAGTTCTGCGGCGCCATCTTCATGACGTCTCGGAACGATACCTTCTCAGGTGAGTGATCGGTGACTCGGTTGTCGAACGTGCGAACCTTCTGCGGGATGCTGATGTCCCCCTTGAGGAACGAAGCACCTCGGCGAGTGATGAGCCAGTGGCCAGCGATGTGCTTGCCCTTCTCGTCTCTCACCTTGGCCACGAGGCCGTGGAAGCGCAGGATCGTCACGTTCGAGCGCTGCGAGTACTTGAGCTCGAACTGAGTGCCCTCGGTGTCTTTGTCCAGGTGGATGTCATTCTCACCCTTGAGCACGATGGCTCCGTATATGTTCTGCAGGATCTTGATCAGGTTCGCATTTAGAGTGAACCAGTAGGCCCGAGCATCTCGGAAGCACGACGGACAATGGCCGTGCTCCTCGATGTGGTCCATGACTTCAGGACTGATCTGTCCCTTCTCGCTTGGCTCGGAGTGTTTCATCACGCTTTGCCTCCCCCTCGAACTGGCTGATCGCCTTGTCGAGGTGTTCGATCTCCTCGTCCGTCAACGGCTTGGTCCGCCGCATTTTCATCGACTTCGGGAGCTCGAACTTGAGCGCCTTCTTGATCGACGTCTTCCGTCTTGCGACGACGGCTGATGCGGCCGCCTTTTGCACCCGCGGATCGAGCACGCTCAGGATCCGCATCGAAGCCGTTCGCAGCGTGCTTGCCGCCTGTCGGTTGCTTGACTTTGGATCTGAGCTTCTTGAAGTAGTCTGGATCTTTTGCTTTGAGTTTAGCGGCTGCTTTGAGTCCACCTTCACGAGTACCTCCCATTCTATTTGCCCTCCTTATGATATGGGGTCGGGAACAGTAGCTTCCCATCGACCCACTCTTCGTTCATCATACCGTGCCACTCGATCCGAACTCGGAACGCGTGCGGCTTGGTACGATCAACAGCCAGGACTTCCACCATCGCCTTCTCCCCGAACATGTTGATTAGGAACGCGGTGTCGCCCTTCTTTATTGTCTCACGCCATTCGTCCAGGTTCCTATTGACAGCACGCCAGACGGCTCGAGCGATGATCCAGCAGAGGATCACGAAGATGATGATCCCCGCGATCCAGTACTTGTCGTCCACTAGAAGCTCCTCTCTTGAGTGATGGTGACACCTGGGATCGTGGTGACGCCTGCTTCTATAGCTGATCGGATCATGGTCATGTTCGGCTCACAGTACTCACGAGGGACTAGGGCTGGGTCTGTGATCGTGATCACTTGTCGGGTACGGACGCCAGTCTTCGGAGCGGCCACTGCCTTCTTCGTCTCAGACTGCACGGCTGCGGCAGCTTCGATCTCTTTGGCTTTGCGGATCGCTTTGTCGCGGGCTGCTTGAGCCTCGTCGACCTGGGCCTTGCTGAGGATGCTGCGCGTCTCGAGCAGTTCGTTGATCGACTGAGTGAAGGCGAGCTTCAGCTGAGGGATCTCCTGGTCTGTCTCTGGCAGTTCAGCATAGAAGGCTTTGAGCTCTTTGCCGCGCTCGTCGATGATCGTGATCTTCTTGCTCATCACGGCCTCACGGACGGTGAACTTGCTGATGATCTCGTCGACGCGAGCCTGCTCTTTGCGAGCTGCTTCGGCCTTCTGCTCTTCATAGGTCATGATCTTCTTGCCGAGATCGCTCTTCGCTTCTTCAGCTGCAGCCAGGACGCGGCGTTCGCCTTCGATGAACTGGGCCTTCACGTTATCGAGTGGCCGAGTGATGTCGAGGCGGAGCTTGCCTGTACTGGTGATGTGGGTGGTGATCTCTTTGCGGAGCTTCACAGCTTCAGCCAGGGCGGCATCCGTGTCCACGTTGGTGCTGTCGGCCTTGGCCTTGAGCTCGATCGACTTCTGCTCGAGCGGACTGATCTGCTCGAGTTCTGTGTCGACGAACTGCTGCAGCAGCTGGTTGTCATTTTTTGCGACGTCTGTCATAGGGTTGGTCTCCTTATTTTGGTTGTGCTTCTATATTATACCGTCGGTGCTTATGTGTCAAGCAGGTTGGCTCAGTTCGGCCACGATCCTGTTGATCTGCATGAGAGCCTCGAACTGCATGTTCGTGTTGTCCTCGATGCGGTCGAGTATGTCGGCGCGGTTGATCTCGATGATGTAGGTGACGAGGTGGTCGACTACGATGCGATCGTCGTGGAAGATGAAGTACATCTTCTCGAGCTTCTCGTTGACGACGAAGTACTGGATCACCTGGTCTCGGAAGTAGTGCTTCTCCTCGTTCGGCACGCTGTCGATCGGGTTATAGTCAGGCTGCTTCCTGGCCAGGCGGTCTTCATAGATGAAGCGCAGGTGGTTCCCAGAGCTGAGACTTTTCACCTCGGCGCCATAGGTCGGCAGCGCATCACCTTCGACAGGCTGAGCGCCATCGGGAGAGACTCCCATGTCGTCATCCAGGTCGCTGATCCACATGCCAGGATCTGTGTCGAACTCGAGGCCGAGCATCTGGCCCGCTGCAGCAAGTGCTTCGGGCTCTACTCGGTGGCCACGATCCATCGGTGCTTCACCATCAGGAGCGATCGACATCTTCTCGGCGATAATGTCCCAGAAGGTCTGATACCGCTTGTCACTGTTGCGCGACTGGCGTCGGACTCCCTTGACCTTCGATCCCATCACCTTGCCGCGGCGAGCGTCGAGCCACTCCTGGCTCTGCTGTTCGGTTCGGTAGATCTTCATCTACTTGTCCAGCTCTGCAGCCTCGGCAGCCTTTGACTGAGCGGCGTCGATCTTGGCCTTCGCTGCTTCTTTGGCCGCAGTCTGATCGACTCCGAAGTAGTCCTCAGCCTTTGCCTGGCCGTCTTTGATAGCTTTGTATACAGCGCGGAGATCCACGAGATCCTCCTTCGTCATGACAGTCACCTGCTTGTCGAAGTACTTCTCGAGCTGCTCCTTCGTCACCTTGATGTCCTTGAACGCCTTGAGGACTTCCTTCAGGATCTCCTCTACTGGGCGCTGATCGGCAGATGCGACAGTGGTCTTGCACTCTTCAACGGCCATGTCCACGACGTCACCTGGGATGATCGCAAGTATACAGGCTCGCATCCTTCGGGCTCCGAAGTTGGCAGTCGCCTCGTATATGTCGCGGCCATCGGTCAGCGCTTTGCTGCCTTGCTTCGTGTCGCGCTTATGCTCGACGGTGAAGATCTTCGTGACGCGTGTGTTCGTCTCCAGGTCCCAGGCATAAGCCATCATAGTGCTGACGCCGTGGGTGTTCTCGAGCTCGATGATGCCAGTGTCCATGTTGCCCCAGTTCTGGGCGAGTGCTTCAGCCAGTCGGATCGACGGACCTGATACGCTCTGGCCACCTTTAGGGTAGCGGTAGACAGCCTGGGCTGCGAGTGTCGGACGTTGGCAGGTAGCCTTGATCCGTTCGATAGCGCGGAACTCATCACGAGGGAAGCGCTTCGCAGCGATCATCGCAGCCTGGACTTCCTGAGCCTGGCGGGACACCATCATCTCAGCCTGTGGGCTGGATGGCATCTGCTCAGAGTCTCGAGCCATTATGTTGCTATTGTTGTTTTGGTCCATGGTTGGTCTCCTTGGTTATGTTGTGACCTCAGTATATACCGTTCGTGCTTGATGTGTCAAGAGCTGAACTCGAAGTCGTAGGACCTCTCAAGATCTGCGAGAAGTTCGTCGCGTGTTGGCTTCCATATCTCGTCTCCAGTAGAAGTCCCATCGCCCTGATCTTTGCCAGGTTCGATGATGACGTAGCGCTGCTGCTCTTCGTTCCAGTACTGCTTGTACTCTGTCTCCAGCTTGTTGATGATCCACTGATCGCGGTCGGGCTTGTCGCCGATCGGCTTCGCAGGGAACAGGGTCGGGTGCTCCTTGGCCACCTGAGAGGCTGCCACCTGCTGCTTGATCTCATCGGGGAGTGAGTTGTACCAGTCCATGATCGGGGCGATCGCGTTCGTCATAGCGGTGATGATGTCGGCTGCAGCTCGGGTGAGCGCAGCGCCAGCGTCGATCAGTGCCTGGCGTTGTTCTGGTGTCAAGTCATCAGTCTTCATGATCGTTGATACTCCTCATAGGCTGCTTGAACTTCCTGGAAGTCATGGCTAGATCCACCAGCATCTGGGTGGGCTGTTGCCTGGGCGCGGCGGTAGGCCTGCTTCACTTCTTGTGGAGCGGCGTCTCGAGTAGTCCCGAGGACCACCCACCACTCACGCTTCTCACGATCAGGTGGAGGAGTGACGATCGCAGACGGCAGAGCCTTGAAGCCCTTGAACGCTGCAGCCACCATCTCCTTCGCGCCCCATCGTTCGAGGCCGCGGAGTGCTTCGACAGTCAGACGGATCGCCTGGAGGTTGTCCTGCACCTGGGTCCACTTATCACAAGGGATGCACTGAGGCTCGCCGTTGAGGTTGAAGTAGACAGCCACTCCACGATCGTCGGGGATCCTCTGCTTCGCGTACATGAGGCCATCCTGGCGGATCATCATGTTGCTGCTGATCACCACGTCAGAAGCTCCGAGGAGTTCGAGCTCTCGGAGTAGTTGATCGCGGGCATAGCTGAAGGGCGTCTTGAACTTTGCAGGCACTGGGTACTGAGTGCGCGGCCATGCTGCGGGCCACTGTAGTGGGTATGCTTCGATCATGAGAACAACCACAGGATGAACTTGACAGTGAGTGCCGCGATGATCGCCACAACGCAGCAGATGACGATGGTCCCTGCTAGTGCCTGGGCCTTCTTTTGTTTTTCGGTATATTCAACTTTATTGCTCATAGTCCTGCCTTTGCGAAGTGTCGATCCTCGATCTCTTCTTCGGCTTCTTTATTATGCCAGCGGATGTGATGCAGCACGGAGCTGCTGATGTTCCACTTCTGGCGGGTTGCTTTGCTGCCGATCGTGAGGAAGTCCTCGATGATCTGCTCTCGTTCGTCCTGGTCGAAGTCACGATATTGTCGACCAGTGTGAAGGACGCCACGCTGCGCGATGACATACTCGACGCCGATCTCCATGTTCTCGGGCTTGCGGATGCCTTCCTTGATCAGGTTGGCATAGGCTTCAACCTTGTCTCGGTGGAGGCTGCTGCGCTCCTTCAAGTGGTCTCTGGTATATAGCACGACCATGATCGGCTGCTGAGATCCTGGAGGTGTACGATCCATTTTGACTCGGTGGAACTCGACGTTCTTCATCACTTCGTCCTCATGAAGTTCTTGATCTGGTTGCCGCGCTGCGGTCGGCGGCGCAGCTCTTGCTTCTTTTCACGCTTGCGGCGATCCTCATCGGACTCTGCGCGGCGTGGCTTGAAGCCTGCCTTTGATGGGATCGGGATGCCTAGCTTCTCAGCTGCCTGGACTGCTGCCCAGTAGCCCGACCCGCCACTCTTATTCTTCAGACGGCGCTCGACTACGACGCGCTGCTGTGCTTCAGGGTAACTGCTGATACTTTTTGTCATGGGTTGGTCTCCATTTATATTGTTGTAACTCCACTATATAGCGTTCGTGGTTAAAGCACAAGCGCGACCTGGGGCCGCGCTGTGGAAAACTACTCGCCGATCTTGTGGGTGATCGTTTTGTTCTGCTTGTCACCCTTCATGTGCTTGTTGCCGATCCGCCAGGCTTCGTGAGTCGGATCACGGAAGAGGCCATAGTTCTTCGCGAACTTGCGGCGCTGCTTGCGGTTCATGTTCAACTGGCCGATCGGAACGCGTTCATCCCTGCGCTGCTCAGAGTCCTGCAGGTTGTTGTCGTTCGATGGTGCCTGGGTTCGTTGATCGCTCATGCTGCCTCCTTCTTATATGGGAACTCACGCTGGGCGATCTCGATGCCTTTGCGGCGGATGATCACCAGGTTGCCGTCGGGTACTTGACGGACGTTGATCGTCACGTCGAAGCGGCGGGCCAGCCACTTCCAGCCAGTGGTCTCGATGAGCCACCACCTGGTAGGACCGAGAGCACGGCGGATCCGAGACTCCATCCAGTCGGCTTCTTCGATGCCGTGGGTCTTTGATATTTTGTCTATATACTGCTTGATCATCGTGGTCCTCCTGTATACCATGTCCACCAGATCCAGGCTGCGACTGCGACGACGTAGCCCATGACGGCGGTGATGTTTATTATCGTATCGAACACTCGGCGGGTTGTCGATGGTCTTCGTATGATCTGCATCACTTCATCCTCCAGCCGTTGCGGAAGCGCCAGTTGCGGAGCTTGATGACTTCGCGGTTGTGCTTCTGCTGGAGCTTGATGCAAGCCCACTCCCAGTTCATCGTCAGCGCTGCCAGGAAGGCAAGGCTGGCGATCTTCACGTTCCATGATGCCTCGAACGTAGTGCTGCTCATGTTGCGGTACTCGTGCTTCATCAGGAAGAGGATCTGCTTGCTCATGAGAGATCCTCCTCACGATCGCCGATCAGTCGATCGAACAGGTCGTCGATCTCGTGATCCTGGATCCCAGTGCAGTCGACGGCTGGGCAGAGCACGCCGTCTTGGCCGTGGCATCCGCAGCTGACGTTCCCTTCAGAGTCGATCCCGCTGCAGCACGCCTTCTCGATGTAGGCTTCAGTGTGCGGACAGACGAACTCGCCGTCCTCATTCATGACCATCTCAGTCGGTGTCAGGTTGACGGCCGAGATCTTGACTATGACTCCCACCGCTTCGCTCATGACTTTGCCTTCTCCTGGTCGACGTACTTGCCGAGCTCTTTGATGGCGTGCTCGAGAGCATCTTGATAGTTGTCGAAGTACACTGGGCGATCATCCTCACCCAGAGACATCGCTGATCGGCGGACTTCACAGGTGAAGCCGTTGCTGATCTGCTCGATATTGACTGATGTGTCCATGGTTGGTCTCCATTCTTTTGTTTATAACTCTAGTATATACCGTCCGTGCTTTTACTGTCAAGGCTTTTCGATCGTGCTTTTCGTTCTGCTTGTGCTCAGATATAATCGCAACAGGTCAGGGACTCTCTTGAGTGTCACTTCGGTGATCGGTTGGTCTCCGCCCTGGCCTACCCTTCGGGGTCAGATCTCTCCCATCTCGCGTCGTGCGAGTACGTTGAACAGTCCCCCAGGTGATCGGTTGCCATCTGCCTTCGCTATCTGAGCGAGGCGCATGACCACTTCTCGTCTGAGCTTCCAGGCCACTTTGCAATAGAAGCGACGTGATCGTTCTGATCCGAACATTCTGACCAGCTCATCAGCTATCAGGTCCACCTCTGAGCCAGCGATGTCGTTGTTCAGGGGCTTGACAGCCGTGCTATTTTTACCAATGTCATTGACAATGGGAGAGATCTCTTTTTGTTTTTGCTCCAATGCCATTGAACGTGCGCTCAAGGCATCGGCTAGTGATGACGGTGATGTCTTCATACTTGCCTTCCCACTCTAGGCGTGCTACTATTTAGAGGTAAACGTCGAGCCCATAAAGAGCCCACGAATAGACCTCTCAGTTGCCGCTGAGAGTTCTTTATTTTTTAAGGTAAACGTCAGAGCCTGCGGTGTTTATTTGCGCCGATACAATATCGACTTCAGGTTCTTCATCCATCATACGCTGCGATCGGGGCCTTGCACAACCCTCATGAAAATGTTTATGCTCGGCCAGCATGTGGACAACTGGCGAGCCTTCCAGATGGGCGTCGGTGGGACCGTTCCTGTGGAAAAGCATGGGCAAAATGTGGACAACTCCGCTATGCTATAATCGAACCATAACCACATAACACTAGGAGACCAACCCTATGAGTATGATCGACACAGATCAAGTCAGACAAGCACTACGATCCGCGGCCAGCGCCGCAGGTGAAGCCGAGACATTTTTCGACATCCTGATCCCAGTGGATGATGGGCGCAGCGAGGGCCCACTCATGATCGGGCAGCTGTTCGGAGTCGATCTGATCCAGCATCCCGACGTTCCCGATGGGCAGATGTACATCAAGAAGAAGCCAGCTGAGAACTACAAGCCACAGGCCATGATCGCGGACCTTCAGGAGTCTCGCCGCCTGCTCGAAGAGCTCGGTGCCGAAGATGCTGAGAGCGTCCTTCACAAGGCGGTCGTCGTCATCGACGAGCACATCGCTGAGTGGCAGAAGCAGATCAAGATGGGGCCAGAGTCATGAAGATCTTCCGCGACAAGCGCAAGCTGATCCTGAAGATCGGCGAACATCGTGGCATCAAGCTGGAGTGGGGCACCCTCGGGTGGCTCGGCTTCGCATACCGCCAGGATCCGAACGGCTTCACCTTGAACTTCTTCCTGATCGTCAACCTGCACCTGAGCTATGCAAGCGGCAAGGATCTCGGCGATCGTGAGGTCAAAACGTGGGGAGGCTTCCTCATGCCGAAGCAGATGATCGCCACATGGCAGTGGGCCTGGACTGGCGGCGGTTCCGAGATGTCCAGCCCTGGCACGTTCAAGGAGTGGAACTTCGGGGACCAGATCTTCGGAGCTCCTGTCTTTACTGAGAGCACCATGGGCACATTCCTCAGAGATCTCGAGATGCCCGAGGCAACATACCCGCTGGAGATCACCGTGGATCAGGGCGCATGGAAGCGTCCTCGCAGTCCGTTCACCCGCCGCGTCTGGCGTGCGAAGATCGAAGTCGCTGATGGTGGCGAGATCCCAGTGCCGATGCCTGAAGGTGAAGACTCCGCGACATACGGTGAGACTCGCAACGATACGAAGACACCGCTCCCGACCAGGATCATGGAAGCCTACAAGCGCGATCTCATGGAAGAGCGCCGCATTGTTGGTGGATCCTACGACTGGCAGCCAAAGGCTTGACAAAGTGATATAGTGAGGGTATATGGCAGGCAAGAAAAAACCATCGACAGCAGCAGCAGAGAAGGCCTTGAAGAAGGTCCAGCTCAAAGCCGCTCCGAATAAGCCAGCCAAGAAGGCACCCGCCAAGCGTAAAGCACCGCGGAAGACCACCCCGAAGATCGACTGGATCGCTGCCCTCCAGGACTACCTGAGCGATGGGTTCATGACCTACAAAGACGTGGCCGAGAAGTACAAAGTCAGCCAGACCGCAGTTGAAAAACATGCGGCCGCTGCAGGTTGGGGAGAACTACGGAACAAGTTGGGCGAACAAGCCACGACTCTGATCATCAAACGACTGGCCACAAAGAAGGCTCAAGCCAACGATCGACACCTGTCGAACTACTCAGTCCTGACCCAGAAGATCATGCTCTCGATCGACAAGCTATCAGCAGAGTCTGACTCGGGCGACATTATCGCTCTAGCAAAGGCCCTCAAAGTTGCCCAGGATGGTGAGCGCGTGGTGCTCGGCCTACCGACAAGCGTCAACACTATCACTGGCAAGGATGGCGACAACGTCTGGAACGGCTTCGCAGATATGATCAAGGCCGCGAAGGAGGTGGTGGATGGACAGGGAGAGAGCTCGCCAACTACTGGCGCTTCATAGAGCCATTCAACTGGACCCGCTGTTCGTTACTCGTGAGATGATCGGCGAGAAGCCATGGTGGGCCCAGGAGGAGATCCTCAAGTCGATCCGCGTCAACAAGGTGACGACCGTCCGATCGTGCCACGACGTCGGCAAGTCATACACTGCGAGCCGTGCAGCCATCGACTTCCTCACCGCCTTCGAGGACAGCATCGTGGTGACGACCGCTCCGACCTTCCGCCAGGTGGAGCATGTGATCTGGCGCGAGATCCGCGGCGCTCACAAGAAGTCGAGGATCCCACTCGGAGGCAAGATGCTCAAGACTCGCCTGGACTACTCGGAAGAGTGGTACGCCATCGGCATCAGCACCAACGATCCTGACCGCTTCCAGGGCTTCCACGCCAAGAGTGGCCACATCCTGGTGATCGTTGACGAGGCGGCTGGTGTATCGGCCGACGTCTTCCAGGCTATCGACGCGCTGCTCACTACTGGCGGCGCTCGCTTGCTGCTGATCGGGAACCCGACGTCACTGTCTGGGCGCTTCTATGACAGCCACCACAAAGAGACTCGCAGCACCAAGAAGATCCACATCTCCTGCTTCAACACTCCGAACTTCACGAACAACGGCATCCACAACATAGCCGACCTGAAGCGCGTCGACCTGGACAAGATCGAGATCACTCACCCATACTTGATCACTCCAGAGTGGGCGCTCGACATGATACTCCGCCACGGTGAGAACAACCCGATCGTCCAGAGCCGCGTGCTCGGCGAGTTCCCATCTGCTCAGGCGAACACGCTGATGCCGCTCAACTTCATCGAAGCAGCGATCGAACTCCGCAAGGATCTCGACGACATCGACAACCCGAACGACAGCCCAGAAGAGAGGGCCCGCAAGGCTGCGATCCGCAAGCAGTTCCTCGGCCGACCGTCCGCTTCAGCGGACCCTGCTCGCTATGGTGACGACAAGACGGTGATCACTGAGCGCGAGGGTGGCTATGTCCACGATCTGACCGTACACGGCAAGGAGAACACAGCCCAGACTGCAGGTCGGCTGAAGATCCTCGGACCCCAGGACTACATCTCGATCGACACGGACGGAGTCGGTGGTGGTGTCGCTGACATCCTGGAGGACGATGGCTTCACCAACATCATCCAGATCATGAACAACGCCAAGGCCTGGCCCGAAGAAGGTGCCCAGAGTCTGCGAGGCTTGACGTTCGCGAACCTCCGATCCCAGCTGTACTACCACTTCGCCGAGCGTCTGAAGAAGGGCGAGATCGCGCTGCCTGATGATCCCGATCTAGCGGCTGAGCTTGCAGTGATGCGCTTCTTCGTTACCAGGCAGGGCATAGCGGTCCAGTCGAAGGATGACATCAAGAAGGATCTCAACCGATCACCTGACCGAGCGGACTCCGTGGTGTACGCCTTCGCCTCCGACTTTATGGCACAGGCAAACGCTCCCTCAAAAGTCAAGCCGAGTGTAGGGAAAAAGACATCCGAACTGTACAATGAGAGAAAAGGGTTCTAATATAAGCACAAGGAAGATGACCGCATGAAAATAGGAAGACTCAATATCAGCCTGGCTCGCAGGCCAACACCAAAAACAGACCAAGAGGTGGGGACGGCCGCTGCTACTTCAACAGGCGCGAGCATCCTATTCAACGGCGAAGTCATCAACACCGACAAGGTCACTGTCGCTGATCTCGTGAAGATGCGAAAAGAGGACGGCACCGCCTCCGCTCTATATAACATCATGACCCTGCCGATCATGGCCAACCCATGGGACATCGAAGCAGATCCTGAAGACGTCGACGGCGTCCAGGCAAAGTTCATCAAGGAAGCCTTCAGTCGCCCATCATATCGTGGCGGCATGAGCACTCCGTTCTCACTCGTCATCGCCGACGCCCTCCGAGCAGTACTCGAGGGCTATCGTCTTTTCGAGAAGGTGTACGCCATCAACGACGATGGGAAGATCGTATACCGCAAGATCGCCAGCCGTGACAACTCCACGATCAGCATCCTCATGGATGACCGCGGCGGGTTCAACGGCGCCAAGCAGCAGGCCTACATCGGCGGCAAGTTCGACACAGTCATCATCCCTCGGGACCGCTGCTTCCTCTTCACGTTCGGCAAAGAGAAGAACTGGCTCACAGGTGAGTCTGCCTTCAGCGCTGCATACTACCACTACGACAAGAAGCACCGCGCCTACTACCTGGCACACCAAGCGCTGCAGCAGTTCGCCATCCCTCCGAAGGTGGGCATCGCTCCAGCTGGCACGAAGAACCAGACCGACATCGACGACGCTGTCGCAGTCCTGGACAACCTAGCGGTCAACAGCTCGGCCGCTCTACCAAACGGCTGGGACGTCAAAGCACTCACGGCTACTGGCCGCGTGGATCCGCTTCAGCTTATCGACCACCACGATGCAGCCATGGCACGTTCGATCCTGGCTCACTTCATCATGCTCGGATCAGGTGGATCAACTGGATCATGGGCCCTCAGCTCAGACCAGAGTGACATGTTCATCCTCGCCCTGCGCGGCCTGATGGACAACCTCGAGGAACACATCACCGCCTACCTAGTGGCAGATCTTATCGACTACAACTTCGAGGTCCCACACTACCCGAAGTTCCGCTTCGCTGATCTCACGACTCAGACCACCAACCTCGTCAAGGAGGCCTTCATGAAGATCATGGAGAAGGACCCATCCAAGGTCAACGACTTCGTCATCGAAGGCGTCGTCAAGCGTATGGCTGAGCTCCTGGAGATCGACATCCCAGAAGAAGTCAAGAAGGATGATGACACTTCTACAACAGGCACAGAGCCGAACTCTGTCGCAGGTGCTATCGACCAGTCAGCAGAGATCGCGAAGCAAGCGCTCAACGGTGCTCAGATCGGCAGCCTCCTGGATGTGGTCAACCAGATCGCAGGTGGCCAGCTTCCGTTCGATACTGGACGAGAGACTCTGATCGCTGCCTTCCCATTCCTCACACCAGCTGACATCGACAAGATCCTGGGACCAGTCAAGGGCTTCGTCCCATCACCCGAGCTGTCTCGGAAGAAGGGCCGCCATTTTTTAGCTGATGCTCGCTGGAAGCGCGAGCTGACGCCTGCCGAGACGAAGGTCAACTTCAGCTCGCTGCAGAAGAAGTTCGCCACGCTTGAGACCGAGTTCGAGGATGACGTCAAGCCGATCTGGGACAAGATAAAGAGCGACACCCTGGCCCGAGTCGAGAAGCTGCTCGAGGCCGAAGACTTCGGAGCGATCACTGAGCTCGAGATCAACTTCGCTGACGAGTACCGCGCCGCCATAGTCGACGCCATGATGAACGCCTACAACTACGCCAAGGTCGGCGCCGCTGATGAGATGGGAGTCAAGGCTCCTGCTACTCCGAAAGAGACGAAGGATCTGATCAACAGCCAGGCACAGCAGACCGTCGACAAGCAGTTCGCTGAGCTGAAGTTCGAGATCACCAACGCCGTCACCACCGCGCAGCGCAAGGCTCAGCTGTCCACCACCACGGACCTCTCAGTCGCTGAAGTTGTCGGCACGATCGGCACGTTGATCGGTGGCTACTATGACAGTAAGATCGGCATCACTGCTGGGATCCTCACCACACTCGGCGTGAACATCGGCCGCGACGATGCCTTCAAGGCCAACGCCAAGAACATCAGCCGCTACCAGTACAGTGCCCTCCTGGACGATGCCACCTGCGCTATATGTGAAGACCTCGACTCGATGGTCCTGGATGAGCAGCAGTACAAGGACACAGTCTGGACTCCGCCGATCCACTTCAACTGTCGCTGCATCTGGGTGGAGATCCTGGAAGACGAGACTGATCAGCCCGACATCACTGGCGTGCCCGACGCTCCAGGCGGAACTGATGCCCCGAGTCTCTCGGATCACTATGGACATAGGCACAAAGTTGAAGCATAATCAAGAACAAAGGAGCGGTAGATGAAAAACCTGACCAAGAAAAACCACATCATGATGTTCGCTGACACCAGCGACGTCCTCGAAAAGATCAACGGCACCCAGTATCGCAAGATGATCGCCAAGTATGGCAAGTGGGTGAACCCGCTGTTCCCTATCGAGTACATGGAACTGGACAAAGAGTGGGCCCAGGAAGTGGCCAACAACTTCGACGCCAAGGTCATCGACCACGTTCCAGTGCCGCTCAACCATACTGATGATGTTGCCGCCAACACTGGCGAGCTCGTCGGCGTAGAGGTCGGAGACGATGGACTCTATGGGATCCTGGAGATCCGAGACTGGCAGACGATCGACAAGATCGAGAACGGCGTCATCTTCGACGTCAGCATCAGCTTCGACTGGAACTATGTCGACACTGAGAACGGTGACGAGCACGGACCAGTCCTGCTGCACGTTGCCCTGGTGAACAACCCATACCTGAAGGGCATGAGCGGGTTCGAGAAAACTCCCGAGCAGCTCGAGAAGGAAGAGGCCGAAGCAGCGGCCTGGGGAGATCTGGAGTTCTTGACAGACTTCTCGAAAAAGCACAAGCAGTCTGCTATTATGTTGTCAGAAAGTAAAGCAAAGGAGTTGAGGGAAATGCTCGTCACAATCAAAAACGATCGCGACTTCCCAGTGACCATCAGCGTCAAAGACGAAGATGGTGAAGCTGTGGAAAAAGTACTGCAACCTGGTGAAGAGTGTCAAGTACCTCAAGACCAGAGCGAAGCCATACTAGCCACCATCACGGACGCTGTCAAAGCGGACGAGGATGAAGAGTCTGAAGAAGACAAGGCGGCTCGTGAAGCCAAGGAAGCTGAAGAAGCTGAGGCTGCCAAGAAAAAAGAAGAGGAAGACGCTGCCGCAGCAGCTGCCGCTCAAGCCGATGAGGACAAAGATCTCACCGACGAAGAGAAGGCAGCCAAAGCTGAAAAGGCTGAGCTCGCCGATCTCCGCGCCAAGAACGCGAAGCTCGAGTTGAGTGAGAAGTATCAGACCCTCCTGAAGGCTGGCAAGATCACCCCAGCTCAAGAGGCGAAGTTCATGGCTCTCGCAGAAGTCCACGGCTCGACCGTGAACCTCAGCGGCAAGCCTGTCCAGTTGAGTCAAGTTGTTGTCGACATCCTGTCTGCAGGTCCGCAGGTTGTCAAGTTCGATGAGTCAGGGACCGCAAAAACGGAAGAAGAGAAGAAGGCCGAAGAGGAAGCTGCAGCTGCAGCCGCGGCCGACGCCTCGAAGAAACCGTCTGAGACTTTGTCTGATCAAGAGAAGGCGGGCATGGAAGCCGTCGGCGCTGATCCGAAACGGATGGACGAACTAGCTGGCAAATACCCAGCTATGGCGGCCGCACTAAACCAAACTAAACCAACGAACGAGGAGAAATAGTCATGTCTGCAATAACTGCACGCAAAGACACTCGACGTCAGGAAGCGGTGATCCTACCGTTCCCAGTCGAAGAGAACACCAAGATCGTTGAAGGCGCCCTTGTCTCTGTGAACGCTGCAGGCTACGCGGTCAATGCGACCGATACTGCCAGCGAACGCGTAGTCGGAGTTGCTTCAGCTACGGCTGACAACACTGGCGGAGCCGATGGTGCCATCGACGTCACAGTCTGGACGAACGGAGCTCACAGCTTCGTGTCACAGTTCAGCGCAACAATAGCAAACGTAGGTGATAAGGTATACGCCGTTGACAACCAAACTGTCGACCTAGCTGGTGTTACCACAAACGATGTCCTGGTCGGTGTCATCGTGGGCGTAGAGTCCGCATCTCAAGTAAGGGTATTGCTTACCTGCTACGCCTAGGCTGTGGTAGAGTAAACATAAGGAGAAAAACCACATGAACCCACTACTAAGAAAAGGCCTGCTCACGAACTTCTTCGAGGGCTTCGACGGCGCGGAAGCGCAGTACGAGCAGATCGCCACAAAAGTTCCATCAACAGCTGCTAGTGAAGACTACGGCTGGCTCGGTAGCATCCCTCGCCTTCGCGAGATGCGCGGCGAACGTGTTCCTCAGAAGCTGCTTACTTACGAGTACAGCCTGAAGAACAAAGAGTTCGAGGCTTCAGTTGAAGTCAAGCGTGCCGATCTTAAAGACGACCAGACTGGCAAGTACGGTCCACTCGTCCGCAACATCGGTGAGAGCGCTCGTCTCTTCCCAGATGAGTTGATCTTCGCAGATCTTCTCCCGAACGGCTTCACGAAACTCGCCTACGATGGCCAGTACTTCTTCGACACCGACCACCCAGTCGGCAAGACAGGCGCTGTCCAAAGTAACAAGGGCACCGCTGCCCTGAGCGCGACTTCATACGAAGCAGCTCGTGGCGCACTCCGCCGCATGAAGGATGACTTCGGCCGTCCTGTCAATCAGAAACTGGACCTCATCCTGATCGTCCCAGCTGACCTTGAAGGCACAGCGAAGAAGATCGTGGAAGCTGAGACTGTCAACGGTGGTGACACAAACACCAACGCTGGCACAGCGAAGATCCTAGTCAGCCCATGGCTCGACGACACGAACAACTGGTACCTAGTCAACACGGCTGGTGTCATCAAACCGTTCGTAGTTCAAGAGCGAGAGTTCATTCCATTCGAGTCACTCGAGGAAGACTCTGAGACTGGCTTCTGGCGCAAGGTTCACTACTACGGAACCTACTGGCGCGGTAACGCAGGGTACGCATTGTACTCGAAGGCCTACGGCGCACAAGTTGCCTAGACCTCCAGTGATGACGGGGCCTTCGGGCCCCTTCTCACTCGCTACTAATTAAAGAGAAGGAGACCATCCCATGGCGAAACAACTATACAAACTCACACTCAAGCGCGGGTACCCACAAGATGACCACCACCGAGCAGGCCTACTGCTACGTCGTGGCGGCACCCTTGTCACGGAACTCACAAAAGACCAACTGGAGGCAGTGAAAAATGACTCGTATATTGAACTATCAAAGGCGACCGACGGCGAGCAAAGCCAGGCTCCTGCAGTATCTGAAGGAGCAGGAGTCGCAAGCAACGCAACAGTCGGACCAGACGCCCCTGATCGAACGGCTAACGAGACGCCTGAAGCTGATGAGGATCAGCCTCCTGTCGCTACGCAAACAGGCGACAGTACGGCTGCGGGAGTGGATCCAGCGGACGTGAGCGGTGGTACTCCTACCGAACCAGTCTCTGGCGAAGCAGGCAGCGAACCTACTCGTGAAGGTGAAGAGCAAGCACCTGGCTCTGATCCTGCCGTAGACCAGCCAGGAAGCACTCCTGCGACTGACTCACCTGCTGATCCATCTGCACCTGCTGCAGACGCTCCAGCAGCCCAGGAACCAGCTCAGGGCGAAGAAGTCACTGCAGACACTCTCGTCCGTGATCACAGTCGTGAAGAGTTGAACGCCATCGCCCACAAGGAAGGCGTCTCAAACGCTGCCGAACTGGACAACAAACAGCAAGTAGCCACCGCGATCATGAAGATCCGCGCAGCTGCGGGGAACTAGATCATGACGCCAGACGGCTTCCACTATGCGACGCGACAAGCGATCCGCAAGGAGTCAGGACGCCAGCACAGGAAAAGTGCTGAGCGTCCTTCTGGCGTGGTCGACTCTGTCAACACCGACTTCTACACCGAGAGGAAGTACCTCGTCGATCGCAACGATGACGACGTGCTTGACGCTTCAGATGTAGTGGCCTATGTTGACGGATCTGCCGTCCCTGTCTCAGGTGTCGGTCAAGACACTGGCCTGGTCCAGCTGACAACCGCCCCGACTGGCGGAGTGATCACTGTCGACTATCAGTTCTCTGAGCTCTCAGATGCTGACATCGACGAGGTCCGATCTGAAGCTGAAGACTGGCTCACTCGCCGCGTCAAAACATACATCGACGTCACCAAGTTCGAGAGCCACCTGCCTGTCACCGATCCTGTGAAGGTCGACAACTACCCGAAGGTGTTCTCCACTGTCGTCAAGCTCTATGCTGCAGCGCTCATCCTGATCCGTGACTATGGCTCAGGTGCTGACACTGACCTCACATCGAAGGATGGCTACAAGAAGCTCGGCGTCGCGAAGTCTATGCTCAGCGACTGGATCGCCGAAGTGAACGAAGACGGCAGCAGCGTCCCTGCACCTGCTCGTCCTACTGGCCGCAGCGATGGCACGATCTTCAATCGCAGTCGTGATCTTGATGCAGACCGTCCCGACAAGGACGATCGGTTCATGCGGAAGGCCTAGGCCATGATCTATATCGACGCTACCATCGAAGGCGAGCAAGAGCTCTCTCGTCGACTGGGGATCGTCGCTGATGGAGTCGAGGACTTCAGCCCTGCCTTCGACAATATCGAGCGCGAGCTGCTGCACTCGGTCGATCAGAACTTCTCACAGCGCGGTGGACTATTCGGTGGATGGCAGCCCCGCAAAGACGACAACCCCTGGCCACTTATGGAGAAGACTGGTGAACTCCGCGGCGGCTTCATGTCGGCCGTGAAGTCTGACTATCTCGAGATCGGGAACTCTGTGTCATACTTTAAGTATCACCAAA